CGGCTCCGGCGTGTATCGCCAAGAGCACCGGCCCGAGCCGGGCTTGCCTGCCGATGACGTGGCATCGCTGATCGTCGCGAACCCCGGCACGAAATACGGGATCGGCCCGAGCCTTGAACGCCTCAAAGCCGACGCGGCTCTTGCTCTGGAGCGGGGCGGCTCTGCGCTGTCGCGGTTCCGTCTCTTGTCGCGCAATGAGCGGGTGCAAGAGGATAACCGGGATATTCTGATCGGTCTCGACGATTGGCTCAAATGCGAGGTGGACGCGCTACCGCCCAAGCGCGGGCCGGTGGTGATCGGTCTCGACTTGGGCGGCTCTGCGTCAATGTCGGCGGCGTCGTATTACTGGCCAGAATCCGGGCGTCTCGAAACCTATGGCACCTTCCCCGGCCAGCCGAGCCTTGATGCGCGCGGTCAGGCGGACGCGGTGGGTGATCTGTATTGCCAGATGCAGATGCGCCGCGAACTCACCGTCATGGGCGAGCGCACCGTGCCGATTGTGGAATGGGCCGAAAGTGTCTTGCGCCGGGTGGTGTCGGAGAACGTCGCCTGCATCGTCGCAGACCGCTTTAAGCAGGCCGAACTTGGCGAGGCTCTGGACAAGGCGGGTAATCATGCCCCGGTGATCTGGCGCGGTATGGGCTTCAAGGATGGCTCAGAGGATGTCGAGCGGATGCGCCGGCACGTCTTCGACGGCAAGGTGAAATCAGCCGAAAGCTATCTCTTGCGCCATGCCTTTGCCGAGGCGGTGGTGCTCACCGATCCGGCTGGCAACTGCAAACCCGCCAAGGGGCGCAGCATGGGCCGGATCGACGCGGCATGTGCGGCGATGCTGGCGATAGCCGAGGGCGCGCGGATGCAGTCCCGCCCGGCGGCAAGAGGGGGGCGCGCGCTATGGGCATGAGACATGGAACATGGGTCTATCGGGATCGTCGCTGGCCTGCCTTGCGGACGGCTGCAAAGCGGCGCGACGGCTGGGCCTGCGTCAAGTGCGGGTCTCGCAATCGCCTAGAGGTGGATCACGTCGCGGCGGTTCGCGACCGTCCCGATCTGGCCTTCGAGATCACGAATTTACAAACGCTTTGCGCCGGTTGTCACACCCGCAAAACGAGGGGGGAGTGCGGCGTTCCCGAACTTTCCCCGGCCCGTCTGGAATGGCGGAATCTGTTGCGCGACATGCGCACGAAACCTTCGAGCAAAGGAGAAACAAATGCTTGAATCGAAGAAACTGGAACTGCGCCGGTCTGAAATCCGGCAAGAACTGGCAACACTGGCCGCAAAGCCTGAGCCGACCGAGGATGAGGTGCGCAGCATGGAATCCTTGGACCGCGAATATCGCACGGCAGAGGTGCGCTATCGCGCGGCGCTGGTCAGCGAAGATCAAGAGCGCCGCGAGGCCGGGGCCGATCTGGAAACCCGCGAGGGCCGGGAATGGGATGATCTTGTCTCGGGCTTTGAACTCCGCCAAGCGGTTTTTCATCTCGACGAGGGCCGCGCCTTCACCGGCAAGACGGCAGAGGTGATCGACGAGATGCGCAGCGCGGGCGGTTATCGCGGCGTCCCTGTTCCTCTGGCCGCAATGCTGGAAACCCGAAACACGGTAGCGGCAGGCACTCCGAACCCGATGCAGACCATGCCTATCGTTGATCGTCTGTTCGCTCAGACTGTCGCGGGTCGCATGGGCGTTGCGACCATCAACATCGGTCAGGGCGAGCGAGAATATCCGGTCGTATCGTCGGCAATCGCGGCAGGCTGGGCCGATGGCGAACTTGCCAACGTTGCCGGGCCGACCGCCTTCACTACGGTGGACAAGAGCCTTGCCCCTGATAGCAACTTCGGGGTGCAACTGCGGATGAGCCGCAAGGCGCTGAAACAGTCCGGCGCGGGGCTGGAAGCGGCCATGCGGCGCGACATGCTCAACGCTATGCAGGTGGGGCTTGATAAGGCGGTGTTCCTTGGCTCCGGGGCCAATGGCGAGCCTTTGGGCATCATTCCCGGCGCAGTGACCTACGGCATCAACTCGGCGGCGTTTGACGCGGTGGCAAGCTGGGCGGCGTTCCGGTCTGCGGTGGTCCGGTTCATCACCGGCAATGCCGCAAGCGGTCCCGGTGATGTTCAGGCGCTGATCCGTCCCGAGGTCTGGGATACGCTCGACGGCATCTTGACTGGTGACGGGGGCACCCGCTTTGAATGGGACAGGATGCGCGAGGCAATGGGTGGCGTGGTCATGTCGCACAATGCACTCGACGCTCCGACGGGCACCCCAGCGGCGAGCACGGCGGTTCTCACAACCACGGCGGGCGGGCTTCCCCCGGCTTTCATGGCGCTGTGGGGCGGGATCGACCTGATCCGCGATGTCTACACCGATGCGCAATCGGGCGGGCTGCGGCTCACCGGGATCGTGACGGCGGATGTCACCGTGCCGCGCGGGTCTCAGATCGAAATCATCACGGGTATTCAGTGATGCTTTGGGGCGCAGCACAAGGCGGGCAGCTAGAGCTGCGCCGCGACGGGGGGGGTGTCCGGCTTGCCGGTCACTTCCCCTACAACTCTGAGGCCGTTTTGGGCGAGGGACCGGGCGGGCGTCGTATCGAGGTTATCGCCGCGCGGGCGTTCTCTGCCCGGATCGACTCGGGCGAGGATATTCACCTTCTCAGCGGTCACGACTTCGAAAAGCCTCTGGCGTCCAGATCGTCGGGAACTCTGGAAATCAGGGAAACCGAGAGCGGCGTCGAAATATCCGCAACCCTGTCGGATGCGACCACATGGGCGCGCGACTTTCTGGAGGCTCACCGGGCCGGGCTGATCAAAGGGCTTAGCCCCGGCTTTCGTGTCGCACCCGAAGGTGAGCGCATCGAGGCGCGGGGCGGTGATGTCCGGCGCACCGTGATCCGGGCCGATTTGTTCGAGTTATCGGCGGTCACTCGCCCGGCCTATTCCGATGCAATGGTGGAGGCGCGGAACTGGACGGCAAGCGACCATGCCCCCGACGCGGGTCTCGTTCGGTCGCTGCGTAGGTGGAGGGCCTGACATGGTGGAACTGATCAAGGAAACCGAGGCGATACCGACCAGCTATCCCAGCGTGACGCCATATCCGCACACCAACTTCGACGTTCCGATAGAACAGGATGCGCAGATCGAACCGGCGCTGATCTGGCAGCGGATCGAAGCCTATATTGCGCATCGCTGGACCGAGCGGGAGGTGGTCTGGATCATCGCGGCGGACGCGGGCGAGGAATGGACGCCACGTCTCACCCCGGTGAACTCGCATAGCGCCGAGCGGTGGGACGGCGCGGCATGGCAAGCGGTCACACTGCTAGACGGTCCAGAGGGCCTCTGTATGCCGTCAGGAGGGCGCTATCGCATCACGGCGAGCGTCGGGGCCGGTGATCCGCCCGAGGCCGTCAGGGAGGCGTTCCGTCGCCTGCATGAATACGCGCGCGGCATTGCGGAATCATGGCGCACCGAAACTGCGCAGTATCGCTCTGACACGTCTCAGGCCGTCGCGGGCTGGGCGGGCAAGGCAATTCAACTATCAGGCGCGGCGGACCTGCTGCGCAATTACAGGAGGGCCTGAGAATGGGCATACTCGACATATTCAAACGCAAGGCAACCGAGACGCGGGCTATCAGCCCCGGCTTTACTGCCGAGGTGCTCACTGCGCGAGAGTCGTATATCTCGGGGACCAGAGGCATCGGGGAGTTGACGGCGGCGGTGCAGGGCTGCGTGTCGCTCTGGGAAAATGGGCTTTCCTTGGCCGATGTCTCAGGCACCGATCTACTCGACCGGCGCAGTCTGGCGATGGCTGCGCGGGCGCTGGCGCTGCGTGGTGAAGCGGTCTTCGTGATCACCGATCAAGGGCTTGTTCCGGCATCCGATTGGGATCTGAGCACCCGCAACGGCAAGCCCCGCGCCTATCGTCTCAGCATTGCCGAGATCGGCGGCGGGCGCATCGAAACACGCCTAGCGCAAGAGGTGCTGCACGTCACCACGGGAACAGATGTCTCAGCCCCGTGGGCAGGGCAAGCCCCGCTCCGGCGGGCGCAACTCACGGCGAGCACCTTGGACGCAATCGAGCGCGCGCTCAGCGAAATATACGCGGATGCGCCTATCGGTTCGATGGTCGTTCCCATGCCGGAACAGCCGGACAAGGATAGCGAGACGCTGGCCCGAGGCTTTCGCGGGCGGCGTGGTCGCGTCCTGTTGCGCGAGAGCGTCACCGTCGCGGCGGCGGGTGGTCCGGCTCCGGCTCAGGATTGGAAGCCGCAAGACCTGACTCCGAATCTCGACGGGGCCAAGCTGGGCGAGGCGCTCACGGCGGCACGGGGCGCGATCTGCATGGCCTATGGAGTCCTGCCCGCGATGCTCAGCGCGAACACCACGGGGCCGCTCATCCGCGAGGGGCAGCGACACGTCGCACAATGGCAGTTGCAACCCTTGGCGGCGGCTCTGGCCCAAGAGGCGACCGAGAAACTTGGCGCTCCGGTCCAGATCGACGTGATGCGACCGCTTCAAGCCTTCGATGCAGGCGGACGGGCGCGGACGCTCACGGCGATTGTGG